TATATAATAAACATTATTACTTGGAGTTAACAAATGTCAAAAATTTACGGTCCCGAAGAAAAAGCAAAACTAGAACGTCTTATCAATGAAGGCGGTAATGTGCTTCGAGAAGTAGAAGATTTACAAGAAGGATTAAAAGAAACTGTTAAAGCAGTTGCCGAAGAACTACAAATTAAACCAAGCTGGATTAATAAAGCTATTCGTATTGCGCACAAAGACAATTGGAAAGAACACGAGCAAGAGTGGGATGAAATTGAAATGATCCTTGGCGTAACTAAGAAATTACCAGAAAAGGACTAAATGATAAATGATATATTCCGCCCAACAATAGAATGGATAAAAGATGATTGGGCATCTAACCGTTTACGTTTTATTATTGAGCTCCTTGCTTGGGCTGTCTCAATTGGATGCAGCATCACTATGGCGCTCACGGTTCCCAATCCTCCACTCCTTGCTTTATATCCTGTTTGGATCGCTGGTTGTGCTATGTATGCTTGGGCTGCTTGGACTAGGAAATCTTTTGGCATGTTGGCTAACTACATCTTGCTCACCACCATTGATACGCTTGGGCTGGTGAGAATGCTAATTAGTTAAATAAAGTTAGATGGTAGGCGAGGCCATAAACCGCAAGTTAGGTATTTGCAAGCCGTAAATTGCATAGGAGAAAAATTTGAGTTACGTTGACGCATTCTATGATCGCGACGATGACATGATTCGTGTCGTTGAGCGTGATGACAAAGGGCAGAGGCATTTTAAAGACTACCCTGCCAAGCACATTTTTTACTATCACGACCCAAGAGGAAAATATCAATCTATCAAGGGTGAGCCTCTTAATAAGGTCAGTTGTAAAAATATCAAAGAACTTCGCAAAGAACTTGCGATACATTCAAACAAAAAACTTTACGAAAGCGATATTAACCCCATTTATCGCTGTCTAGAAGATCATTATCTAAATGTCGATGCTCCAAAACTGAACGTAGCGTTCTTTGATATTGAAGTGGACTTTGATCCAGAACGTGGCTATGCTTCGCCAGAAGATGCATTTATGCCTATTACTGCTATCGCTGTTCATTTGCAATGGATGGACACATTAATCTGTTTAGCCATTCCTCCAAAGACCATTAACATCATCGAAGCTAAAGAAGCTGTAAAAGATTTTCCTAATACTATGCTGTTCGAAACCGAAGCAGAGATGTTAGATACATTCTTAGATCTTATCGAAGATGCTGATGTTTTAAGTGGCTGGAACTCAGAAGGTTTCGATATTCCCTATACAGTTAATCGTGTAACTAAAGTTCTGTCAAAAGAGGATACTAAACGTTTCTGTCTTTGGAACTGTTATCCTAAGAAAAGAGAATACGAAAAATATGGAAAGAGTGCTGTTACTTATGATCTAATTGGTCGTGTTCATCTTGACAGTCTCGAACTTTATAGAAAATATACCTATGAAGAACGCCACACATATCGATTGGATGCGATCGGTGAAATGGAAATCGGTGAAAGTAAAACTGTCTATGAAGGAACATTAGATCAGCTTTATAACAATGACTTTAAAAAGTTCATTGAATATAATAGACAAGACTGTGCTCTCTTAGATAAACTAGATAAAAAATTACAGTTCTTGGATCTAGCTAACAAGATTGCACACGAAAACACAGTTCTGTTACAGACTACTATGGGTGCTGTGGCTGTTACTGAACAGGCGATTATCAATGAAGCTCATAGACGAGGAATGATCGTTCCCAATCGTAAAAAGATGGACGAACACGGAGACACACAGGCCGCAGGTGCGTATGTTGCCTATCCTAAGAAAGGCATCCACGAGTGGATCGGTTCACTTGATATCAACTCACTGTATCCATCTGCGATTCGTGCATTAAACATGGGTCCGGAAACTATTGTAGGCCAACTACGTCCAGACGGAACTAAAGCATATATCGAAGCAGAAATGGCCAAAGGCAAATCATTCGCGGCAGCATGGGAAGGTATCTTTGGTAGCCTTGAATATACTGCTGTAATGAACAGAGAAGTCGGTAGAGAAATCACTATCGATTGGGAGGGTAGTGGTAGCGATACTCTCAGCGCCGCACAAATCTATGATTTAATTTTTGAAAGCAATCAACCTTGGATGCTTTCAGCCAACGGGACTATTTTTACTTACGAAGTAGAAGGAATCATTCCAGGGCTGTTAGCACGTTGGTATAAAGAACGTAAAGAAATGCAGGCCAAATTAAAAGAATGTATCCAGGCTGGCAATAAAATTGAGGAAGAATATTGGGATAAACGTCAGTTAGTTAAAAAGATTAATCTTAACTCACTGTATGGTGCTATTCTTAATCCCGGCTGTAGATTCTTTGATAATAGAATCGGACAGTCCACAACTCTTACTGGTAGACAGATTGCCAAGCATATGGCAAGTAAGGTAAACGAAATTATAACCGGAGAATATGATCATGTTGGTAAAGCGGTCATATACGGTGACACAGACTCTTGTTACTTCTCTGCGTATTCTACGCTAAAGAAGGACATCGAGAAAGGCACACTTCCTTGGACTAAGGAAAGTGTCGTTGAACTTTATGATACCATAGGAGAAGAAGTAAATGGAACATTCGTCAAATTCATGTCCGATGCATTCCACGTCCCCAAATCTCGAGGAGAGGTCATTAAGGCAGGTCGCGAGATTGTTGCTTCCAAAGGACTATTCATTACCAAAAAACGATATGCAGTCCTCTACTACGACAAAGAAGGAAAGCGGTCAGACGTCGACGGGAAACCAGGCAAAATTAAAGCCATGGGGCTCGACCTCAAGAGGTCAGATACCCCGGTTGTTATCCAAGACTTCTTAAGCGAAGTATTAACTCGTGTTCTAAATGGTGTTCCTAAAGAAGAAATTCTAGGGTATATCACAGATTTTAGAACAGAATTCAAAACTAGACCGGGTTGGGAAAAAGGTTCGCCTAAGAGAGCTAATAACATCACTGAGTATGCTGCCAAAGAAAAGAAACAAGGCAAGGCCAATATGCCAGGTCATGTTAGAGCTTCTTTGAACTGGAATACTTTGAAACGTATGTTTGACGACAAGTATAGTATGGGCATTGTAGACGGAGCAAAGGTCATTGTCTGCAAGATCAAAGATAATCCTATGGGCTATACTAGCGTTGCATATCCTGTAGACGAACTCAGACTACCTCAATGGTTTAAAGATTTACCGTTTGATGATGGCGAAATGGAAACCACAGTCATCGACGAAAAATTAGAAAACCTAATTGGTGTTTTGGAATGGGACATCAGTTCAACAAGGTCGGATAATACATTCAGCAAATTGTTTGATTTTGAGTGATTTCAAGGTTGATTTTTACTCACGATCTAAATATAATCTTAATATACATGGAGACTCTCTAAATGAAAGATATTTTACAAGACATCGTAAGCCATACACAAAACCTTGGCTTTCTAACAACTGTTAAAGTTACAGGCACAGAAGAAAAAACTACTATCAATTCGATGGCAGATGATCGTTCTGTGATTATGGAGGCAGAAACTGCTAATCCTTATCCAGACATGATTGGTGTGTTTGGTATGCCGCAACTACAAAAGCTCAAATATTTGTTAGACGGCAGCGAATATAAAGACGATGCTAAAATTAATATTACTACAGCAGAACGAAATGGCGAAACTATTCCGGTAGGTATCCACTTTGAAAACAAAGACGGTGACTTCCGCAATGACTATCGTTTTATGAATCAGGAAATCATCAACGAAAAGATGAAGACTGTCAAGTTCCGTGGTGTTAAGTGGGATGTAGAAATTGAACCAACAGTGGCAGCAGTTCAACGTTTCAACTTCCAAGCAGGTGCTAACAACGAACATCCAACATTCCTTGCTAAAACAGACGGCGGCAATCTAAAGTTTATCTTTGGTGATGCTTCTACACACGGTGGTGAGTTTGTGTTTGCACAGAACGTAGCAGGTAAACTGGATCGCGGCTGGACTTGGCCGGTGTTACCAATCTTAGCAATTCTTAAAATTGCAGATGTTAACAATACAAAGATGAGTCTAAGTAATGAAGGTGCTATTCAAATCACTTTAGACAGTGGTTTAGCAACTTACAAATACATTATTCCAGCACAGGCGGCCTAATGATTAGTAATGTAATGCCCACTGGTAGATATGTTCAGGTATCGGGCGGATCCACCAGCACATATATTAACAACTACTCTGGTTCACAGGGCGTTGGTAACATGAGATACAATACCAGTTCGCAACGAATGGAAGTGTTCGATGGCAATAACTGGATGCAACTGAATATGGGAGCAGTATCTGTAGGCTTGCATCACGAAGCTGAGCAGGCTATCGATTGGGCATTAAAGAAAATTAAACAGGAAAAAGAATGGTATGAGTTGGCTTCTAACAGCGAAGCCGTTCGTATCGCACTTGATCAATTAGAACAGGCAAGAGAAAGATTAGAACTTACAGCAATTTTAGCGAGAGACCATGAACAAACAACCAGTTGATTTAACACCATTACAAAAGGACTATGCGGTATACTTACCAGCTATTAGTTCTTTTTACAGCACTTATATTGCAAAACAAAGAGAAGGCGAATTTATTCCCAAAGAACGTATTCCACAAGGATTTGATCGTGGCATCGAAGGAATGAACTTCCTTAATCCAGAACAAGGATATTTTTATTACAAGTTCGCTCTGTATTCAGCAGGTCATGCTCAATTAGACATTACTAAGTCTATGACACAAGAATCTATGATTCAACAGCGTGATCGTTCGAAAACAATGATCTTAGGTGACTCAGGTGGTTATCAGATTGGTAAAGGTGTTATTAAGTTTGACTGGCAGAACTTTGAAGGTGCAGAAGCTAACAAAGTTCGAGAAAAGATTTTAACTTGGCTAGATGTTACTGCTGATTGGTCAATGATGCTGGACGTTCCAACTTGGGCTTGTGACCATATTCATAGTCCAAAAACTGGATTAAAGACTTTTGAAGATTGTTTAGATAAGACTCGTTTCAATAACGAATACTTCATTCAAAATAGACTTGGTGCTAAAGACGGCGGAACAAAATTATTAAACGTTCTGCAAGGTTCAAATTGGGAAAACGCAGAAGCTTGGTATCAAGGTGTAAAAGAATACTCCGATACTAGTAAGTATGGAGATAAGGCTGCAGAAGGTTGGGCTATGGGTGGTGCTAATATGTGCAAGATGCCTATTACACTACGCAGACTGATCACTATGCGTTTTGACGGTATGCTAGAAGGCAAAGATTGGATGCACTTCTTAGGCACCGCACAGTTAGACTGGGCTTGTTACTTAACAAGTATCCAGCGTCAAATAAGAAAACACGTAAATGAAAACTTCACTATTTCCTTTGACTGCGCATCACCTTTCATCGCAACAGCTCACGGACTGGTATATACTAACGCCCAACATACCTCTAAACGATTCAGTGTTATCATGGATAAGGCCCCGGACAATAAGGGTCTTGCCAAACGGCACGATATACCTTTTCCTTTCGAATCCGATTTTGGTCGCAGACTTACGATCGCAGATATTTGCCACTACGCACCAGGAATGCTAAACAAAATTGGCAAGGAAGGTAAAACTTCTTGGGACAGTTTTGCTTATGCACTAATGATGGGACATAACGTAGAATGTCATATTCGTGCTGTTCAACGTGCTAATAATTTAATGGACATTGAATACGCTAGTTACAGGCCAGACTGGAGAGGTTGGCGTAAAGTAAAAGATGCTGACAAGAG